GGTGCGCGTCTTTTTATATATTTTTTAGTGCGGGTTTTGCGTTTCATTTTAAAAGAGCGAGGTGCTGGCATAATTTTATATATTACTATAGATTTTTATTTTGTGAGTTTAATTTTATCGATGTGTTTTTATTTGCTATGATTTTGTTGAAAATGACTATAGATTTTGACATTAGAAAATAAATTTGAAGATTTAAACTTGCCAAATATTCAAACATCGAGATTTTTAATTATATTATATTTTTATATATTTTTAATTATAATGAAAATTAGTGCCAATAGTTCCAATAGTTCCACGGGGGAGGGTAATACTAAACCTCCCCCTAAACAAGTATCACCGGCTAAAAGGTGGTGTTTTACTTCTTTTAACATAGAGCAAGTTGATATTGATAATATTATTGAAGTTATTGATAGTTCCAATAGTGCCGGAATTATAGGTTCTGAAGTTTGTCCAACGAGTGGCAAACAGCACTTGCAAGGTTATATTGAATTTGATAAAAAAGTTAGACCTAAGAATTTATTTAATGACACGACTATACACTGGGAGAAATGTAAAGGTAATCGTGATGCTAATATTAAATATTGTTCGAAAGAAGCTATTGCGTGGACTAACTTTAAATTACCTAAACCATTAAAATTGATTGAGAATTTATATGAATGGCAGCAAGATATTATTAATGTTATTAATGTTGAACCTGATGATAGAACTATTGTGTGGAGATGGGATAAGAATGGGAATACTGGTAAGACGAGTTTTTGTAAATATTTATGTGCTAAACATGGTGCTATAATGTTAGGTGGTAAAGCATCTGATATGATGAATTGTATAGTTGACTATATGAAGAATAATAATGGTTGTGTTCCTGAAATTATTTTGATAAATTTGCCAAGAAGTTTTAATGCTGATTATTTGTCATATCCTGGGCTTGAAAGTATTAAAGATATGTGTTTTTATAGTGGTAAATATGAAGGTGGACAAGTTGTCGGAAACTGTCCTCATTTAATTATTTTTGCTAATAAAGAACCTGACTTTAGTAAACTATCTAAAGACAGATGGGATGTGAAATGTATAGAAGAAGATTATGAAAGTGATACAGATTATGACGTAGTTAACGAGTAATGATTAAGATACCTTCCTGGGACAAGGGAGGGTCCGAGCCCTCCCCTCCCTCGACTAGGCGTCGGTGTCTATTGCGCCTGTCATTTTGAGGGCATCCTAACCGTCAGCCCTCAAAGGCACCCCATTCTATATTTTATTTTAATATATTTTCGTGTATTATTTAGCTATCTGTGAAATAGAAAGTTGAATTAGTTAAGCATATCGGGGCGGCGTCTCCGGTAGCATTTTGATTTGTTTTGTTAATACAACAAAAGAACGGTATCCACTGTCCAGGTTTATTACACGGACTGAGGTGAGTTGCTGGACCAGTAGCTGATGCAGTGACTGCTTCGAGTTTAAGTTTTCTCATGGGTTTCCATTTACAATAGAAGTTCATGGGTTTTCTATATCTGAGTATACCAGTTGAACTGGCCATCTGGTCATCAAAGACAATTTGATTACCTATTAAATGGTACTCTTTATTGAATTTTAATTTTAGAACTTCGCGATCATTTTTAGGAAGAGTTACGTCGGGATTAAATATATCCCTTAAATATTCGATAATATGTTGTGATGGAGTAAAGCTGTGAACGACACCATCGTTAGGACCCGGTGGACTGCCGGCTGGCTGTCTAGTAGGGGCAGAATTTTCTGGTAGTTTACACCAACCATATAATACCTGTAGGACTATAGGTTGATTGAGTTGTTGAATAGCGTCAGTAGCGAAAGTGATTTGAAATTGTGAATTAAGATACTTACCAAAGATACTGTTGCCTATGACATTGTTTTCTTGTAATCCTTGTGTCTGGACTTCATATGCGTCCGGGATTACTACATTATAATAGTCTCCGAATTGTATGGTCCCTGCGCTTGATTTCTTTTTAGTTTCTACAATAGGTGCTCTTTTTGAGACCATGTTGCCTCTATAGCGATATGGATTTCTGCGGCGGGGTGCGCGTCTTTTTATATATTTTTTAGTGCGGGTTTTGCGTTTCATTTTAAAAGAGCGAGGTGCTGGCATAATTTTATATATTACTATAGATTTTTATTTTGTGAG